CGCCTAACTACTAACATTTATTTACATTTTTCTTTTTTTGTGTTTTTTATTCATTTTTATATATATGTAGGCGCCCGCTAATCGGGACTAGCAAAACACACCTGCTAACGTGACCCTCGTGCTAAATAGCGTTACTGGGTGACGCCCATGCCCTCGTGCCAAATGGCGTTACTGGGACTTACAGGCTAAAGCGGGTGTGGCTAGTAGCAACAAACAACAACTAAAACTACAATAACAAATTACGTTACACACACACAAAGAAAATCAAAGAGAAAAGAAAATCACACGTACTTGACCTGGTCGTAGAACTTACCAGATCCTAAAAGTTTAAAAGACATATACAACTGTTTCTTTCGCTGCGTCATATACATCAAAAAGCGGGAGGGCTAAAGTACGTTTAGCATTCCCGTGCTAGCCTAATTGCTAGCGTTGTTCTCACTCAACCATTTCTTATACAAATCATCATACAGCGGTAGAGTGAGTACCAAATGTGCGTCATGGCCTGCCTGCATGGCGTTTTTCCGTACTTCATGGAAGTACTCGCGCCCTGAATGAAAGCTGAGCCTAACCGCACACTCTAAATTATCGGCAAGTTGAACCTTGCTCCGATCTGTGCAAAAGTTAAAAAGTGGCTGAATGGTATCTCGTGGCAATGGCGCCATGTAGAAACCTGACTTATCTTTTACAAAACTGCGCTTCAAAAATGTGAGATCTGCCAGCGAAGCGCTAGGCGTGACAGAATCCTCTTTGCTCGCACCGGTGCATTTGAAGCCAACCGGCGCAAGCGCTTGAGCCACAGAAACCCGATTATACTGGGCGAGCAGCTCAGGTCTGACGCTTACAATAGCGTCATCCCCATAAGTAAAAACAACCACTGAGTTGGAAAAGACCTTCCAATCAGTAGCCACACCTTGTATAGCGGCGTAAGCATAGCAGTGGTTGAAAGCATTAACAAAAGTATTATATACAGTGGTTAAAGGTGAGCCAGATGGATTGCCATGAGTTGTTACGTAGGCAAGTGACTGATCGTTGAACGATATGACTCTAGTCACATTGGTGAGCATATTGATGAGGCCGCGACGCGTCCTACTATCATTATCATACAGATGGCTAGCAAGCTGCTCAAAATACTCGCTAGCCTGCGCTGGAATAGTTGCGTCAAAAGCCGAATAGTCAAGGTCGAAACCCTGATCGGACACTGACTCAAGACTCCTCCACAGTTTCGTCCAGTCAACATTCTCGTTGACACCAACAGCTGACATGATGTTAGAATGCCAGTGCTTCGATACTAAACCACATAGCGCACCAAACTCTTTCCTAGCCAAGATTACTAGCTCTATAGGGGGAACGTCAAAAAGACGCGCTTTCCCAGCAGCCACTTTCGCTAGCGGTAGGAGTTCCGCTTTGAGCGTTGAAGCGTGCCTGACAAGTGGCACTAGTCCCTTACTAAGCTGCACTTGCAACTTGTTTACTTTGGACTGTAACTCCGGACCCATAACGTACTTTCCGTCCACTTTCGCAAACAGCTGACTCTTCTTAGTAATGCCCCTATTGACCCACGGTATCCCTGGCGATGTATCTAGGTTGAGTGGTGGCACGCCACACTCAGGTGAACCATTTATGGCTTCCTCCATAGTGAGTACGCGTAAACGCGTACCCACGTGTGTGTGCATGTGCTGAATGTATCTATCACACAAGAACTCGAAAGCACTTGTAGCCGCCTCGTAATCATAGAAGCCTGGAATTGTGGAGTTTGTCTCTGTATCAACGTTGGTGAACTTGCGCGATGCTTTTTCGACAGGGTCTGGAGTTCCGCGAGTTGCGCTAGGCACTTTTACTACGGGGTAATATTTCCCACTATAAGGAGTAGGAAAATACCGATCGTTCTCGCGACTATGGACCCGGTCTTCTGGCTCGACTTGGCCAACGCACCGCAGCTCGCCATCCGCCAGGGAACTATCCTCGTCCTCCGACACCTGCTCTTCCAGCGCTGAAGTCTCGTTCCGTTGCTCCAGAAATTCACTAAGATCTTCAAAAGTAACAAGCTGACCTGATCTATCGTCAGCTCCATCACTGGCGCCAGTGTGTATGCCAGCAATCCGTTTGGTAAGGTCATTCGCATCTAGCACGATCAAACCCCCGCACATTCCTCCGGTAGTTAGCCCCGAGTACCCGATAGCATTGACTGCTGTCGTCACAACTTGTCGCCCATACGCGTCTTTCCCAATAAGGGAGACGGGTTTTTCTGGACGAATTCCTGTAACGACAGTCTTACGCATTGCCTCAACAGGGCCCTCGGTCACCAGAATCGCAGAGCGGTTGTAGATCTGCATGACATCTGATCTCTTGACGAAATGGCGGAACAGCCGCGAACCGCCAAGTTTCTTACCACACGGAATGTAGCACACGTCGGTCCGCCTACCACCAACCTCACAGAAATAGACATCGTCGACAGGCATCTGCCACTTGTAGACCAGCTTCTGGCCTCGAGCGGTTTCCCGAGTTAGGGTAAGATCACAAATACCCTCGTGCTCGCGCATCAAATGCGCGTTTGCTAAAATCCAGCCATCAGCGATGTGGGAGCAGTTCATTTCGGTCTTGTAGGAGAGAACCCCAACTTTAGACTCAACTTGAATGTAGTAAACTTTCTTCTGCACCGACACCGCCAAAGGCACTACGTCAGTTAGCCCTTCGGCTTTCTTGTAGTATCGCCTATTCTGTTTAGCATATTTTCCTTTTGCACGAGGAACTTGGGATTCCGCTGAACCAATGCTAGCTCCTTCCATGGGCAGGTACACAATCTCTTCCTCGCTAGCCATGCCGCGACGCGGCACGCCCACTTGTGTCTCCTCTTTCTTGGCCGCTTTAGATTGAAACATTGCGGCTAGGAGAGGCCACGCTACAACAACGGCTGCCACTGCAGCTGCCACCCCGAGAGCGATCTTGTTGTACTTCTCCCATTGCTCGAATGGTGCGAAAGCAGAAGCTGTCGTACACACTGCCATGAGCGTCTCTGGACTAACCATTCCAGTTTCCATTACACGCATACACTGCTCCATAGCTGACATAGCCGATTTTGGGTCGACTACAGCGCCAATCCCGTTTTGAACGGATTTGGTGCTATCAGCGATCATAATGAGCTCGTCGTACGGTATGAGCGGAAGTTCCGCCGGAAACGTGTTGTACAGCTCTGTAGGCAATGTGTAAAACACCAATTTTTGCAGGGGATTTTCCACCAGTGCTGCCAAGATGTAGGAGGGCGTAAGCTCCCCAACAACGAAGACAAAACGAGATTTTACATGTGGCACTGGCTCAAGCTTTGAAGTGACCTGATGGAAATAGATGTCTGCCGTGTCTGCGTCCACCTGCAGCGTACCATCCATGTGCCACGTTGTGCTATTGTGATGTAGTACTGGTTGTTTCTTTGGATATGCCCAGCACGACCGTGGCACTTTGCCGGAGACAGTGTGTGGCGCGCGTAGCAGTCCGGTCCGCGCACCCAGTCTCCTAACCAACAGCGTTGTTGACAGCATCTCCTCATAGTGCTGCTTCTTCCTATGAGCGGCGGTCTTGAGCATGTCTTTGGTGTCGTCGGTCGAAGCGATAGCTTGCTGATGGTAGTCAAGGTAAGCAGCATAGTCACTCCTTACGGTTGCTTCTGAGTAGCCAGACAAGTCCCAGCCCATTACAAAGGCTAAAGTCTCACCGAAGGTTAGCTTCAGAAGCAGGTCAAGTCTGTCGGTCCGAGCATCGAAAGTGCCAGCAGCCCACGTCGCACGAGCAAGCGTGGAATACTCGTCCACCAGGGCTCCAGGCCCAACCGGTTGAAAGGCTGAGCCTAGACGCTTGTAGAATAGAAGTTTTGACTCTCTGAGATGGTCAACAGAGACGTTGAATTGCAGCGGCGCTACAGTAGATGTAAAGTTCTGCACTGTAAAAGGCGCTACATACTTATTCTGGCTGTCAAAAGCACGTTGTTTATCGTGCAACTTCTTAACAAGCATCTCCATAAGCTGCGTCAATGGCACAAGTTGCCTTCCTTCCACCTTATCAGGCTCGCCCACAAGCAAATTCAGATGTAGTCCCATCATTAGCTCGACCGGTGTAAGCCGACTGACCTTAGCCATGTCCAGTACCTTGCCTTTTGCGTAGGCTGCAGAGGGAGTCACTCCGACATGCACCTCTAGGCGGCGTGAGAAAGCTGCCGAGCACGTAGCGTTTGGAGGGATGGGGTTGCGCGTGTTTGAGGTGACTATTACAAAGTCAGGACACGCTGCCCCACCCTTCTCCTCAAGGCTAGCCCTAGCGGGTGTGAAAGGTGTTGATGAAGCAAGCACCCAGAAGTCAACATGCCGCGTTTCCGTAGACTCAGCGAACAGGTCATCAATTAGAATGATCTTCTGCCCTGTGTAACCGTCCCAGTGCTCATTATGGCACCTTGAGTAGACACTTCCTACGGGGTAGCCCATGATGGAAACCAACTGCCCCGCGATAGCAGCTGCCAGAGTCGTCTTCCCGGATCCAGCTGGCCCATACAGGTACAGCACGACCGGCTCACGCCTGTCCTTGGCTCCGCTCCTCTTTGCTGCGATGTCGGCAGACCACTTAGACAAGTCCGTCATCATGGTACGATACATTGGCACCTTGGCTGACACTTCAGATGTTCCAAGTTTTGGACTAATCATCTCCATGAGTGTTTTAAACTCATAATACTTGCCACGAATGGTAGAGTTTGTGGCATTAAAGTTCTCATAAGTCCAATTAGAAGCAATTTCTGTGTGCAGCGCAATGCACCTGTGTAGCGTAACTTTGACAGAGTCGTACCACGCCGCAATTTCAGTAGCAGCGAAGCTCCCATAGGTAAAGTAGTTCTTAAACCTCACCACTAAGGCTGTGACACCTTCCAAAAAGCTACTCAGATGGCCAGAGCTTGTGATGCCGGCTCGCGCCAGTGCAACTGACTTCCACACACTGGCGAAAAGTTCTCTGTCTTCAGCTACTCCGGTCATTGGAAGACCTACTGCAGCAGCCAAAGACACCACAGAGGTCACGACAGCCATCTCATCTTTACCGAATCCTTCTTCCTTGATGATAGTGACGCCTTCCTCAATCTGAACGAGCCGTTCTTCTGGATCAGCTTTCTCAGACTCAGCCGGGACGCCACGTCGTCGGCGCACCCACTGGACGATGTCCCACACTTTCTCTCCTATATAGCATAATGGTATTGCCAGTAGAGACTTGGTCCCTACAAAAGGATAGAGAATTACGCCAACGAGTGCCCCAAAGCTAACTGACCAAGGTAGTGACTTGATGACATAGATTGCACAGACCAGCATGATGGCACCAGCTGTAAGATCAGCCACATTCTGCAGGCGCAGAACCAAGCCCTGAATATTGGAAATGACAGAATTGAGATCTGTTGTACCAATGAACGATCCAACCACGTTGCGTACTGTGCTTGCTACGCCAGCGTCAAAAGCTCCAAGGCTACTACTGGAATTTCCTTGCTCCCAGTGTGCAAAGAGCAGATCTAAAGCTCGCATAACTGGGTGTTTGTCGTCTCCATCATCAGTGGCTGCGCCTTCAGGCCCTGGGTTTGGTTCAATACCGCCGCGCATTAAAAGCGCTTCGATGGTGGTGGCATCAAGTCCTGTGAGAAAGTAGCCAACTGTCCTACGCACATCCACTTCAGGGTTTAGTCCGCGGTCCCTGAAAAACCGCACGTAAGCCTCTCGGCTATAGAGTCCTCCGTGCTCGCCGTACACATCATTGTACAGATCTACTTCGATGATGGGAATGTGTTTGTACCACGAGCCCCACTCAAACTGCGACCACGAAAACTCAGGGTGTTGCGAACAAGCGATGATTCCTTGCAGATGCAGCCAGTTGAAATAGCGGAAGGGAATGACGGTTCCTACGTAGCCATTGTGATAGCTGCGCAGCACTTGCAGAAACTCGCGCAACTCTCTGAACTGCGTGAGCGTGTGTCGCACTTCACCGGTGAGCAGATACTTCTCCACGTCATGGGCAAGATGTTTCACGACCACAGCGTGTATCGACATCAGTTGGCACATTAGCTTGGTGAATGGCCGGCCCTCGATCACTTGGACGTCAGATGCTCCACCAGGGAGGTGCTGTTTGTAGTGCTCGTAGATTTCTGCTATGACTCCAGTGTGTAAACCCAAGCGATCTATAAGCACGCGCCTTCCCTGTATCGACTTCTCCAGTCTGGCCAAGATAGCGTCTTCACCCTGCGTCAGATGCACATCTGTCGTGGAATCATTGAGCACATGAAATGCTGGCACGAGCTCGGCGATGGTAAGAGACGGCACTTGGATGGCAGACGTCATCTTCGATCCTCTGGTCATACGTGACACCTTATAGTCATCTGCTACTTTCCCCCAGAACTCAATATTGCTGAATGGCAATGCCGCAATGCCAGCAACATTTGCAGTGTAAATGATTAAAACTCCATCAGATCGATGTCCTGGGTACGAGGCGTTGGTGACAGGGCCCCCGTAGCACATGGTGTGAGCGTGGTTCCAGGGCACATGGTACCAATTTGTGTGTCCAGACCGCATGGCGACCTCGACGAAGCCGAAACCACTCATTGCTTCAATCCTGACTTTGTTGGCCTCCGTGTTAGATAGCGCGGTTAGAGTGTCAAAGCTATTAGGCCCTGGAACATAGATGACGCGTACAGCAGCCGCCCCACCACGCGGCGTCAAGCTGGAGACGCCGAGATACCACGAACCCTGATGGAACACGTACGACGACAGCAACGCACTATCACTACCGTCATCCACAGACAACCTCATTGCTGCTGAATAGTTAGCAGGGCAAACAAAAGCTGCGACCCAGTTCTCGGTGACATTGACCAGGCCATAACGTCCCATAAAGCGCGGCTTAGCGAGGACGTGTTTGACGTCAAGTTCCTGGTAGACAGCAGGCAACTCGCCACCCCGCAGAAACTCGTCAACGGGCACGTAATTGTCGGGTGCTTTCCTCTCATTAGAAGAGAAGGTCTCATCCAGCACCGCAGTCCGCGTAGTGTTCTTCCCTTTTGTCGCTGTCATTCCTTTGCCGGAAGGCCCCGTCTTCCCTTGCTCCCTGTATCTCACAGCCACTTTAGCATCTGGCACATCATTAAAAGACATGACATTTGCAGGGTTGACGAAGTAGTCCGGAGGCCCACCGTTTGGACCATATCCTTCCCTGATCCCGAAGAGTTGAAAGTCAGGACCAGCTGCCACCTCAAGGACAAGCTTGCCATTACTAGCAACCATCGAAGACGTAGCTGTAAAGTTGTCAGCATACAGTTGCAAAATCCCAGTGAACGTCTCATTGTACAGAGACGCAGATGGTATGGGAGCAACCGAACCAACAAAGCAGGCTTTGCGGGTGCACATAAAGGGAATATGTGCTTCCAACGTCTTCACAGAGTCGCTGAGTGTCAGTTTCCATGACAAGCAATCAGAGTCCAGCGGCGAATCAACCATCACACCAGGCTTAAAGGTCAAAGTAAAGTCACACTTGTGCGTGACAGCGCCGTAGTACGTGATCCTGACAGCGATGGAGCCTCTCCAGTATTGGAAACAGTTTGCAACGACCGCAAGATGTGAGGGCCTAGCAACTGTATAAATCTGGTTTGGTGCTGTACCTGAAACTGTACGCGCTTCGAAAGCAAGCGGATTGAGAGCCCACGAAGCGACAGGCGCAACAGTCGACCGATTAGCGTCAATGGTGAAAGTTGACACTGGTGTGAATATGCGAGCACGCCTTATCAGCGACCCGCAGTTGCCCGCTGGGAAGTTTTCGGTGTCAAAGTGCGCCGCCATCATCTTCCAGGTGTCACCAAGAGGGTAACACGAAACAGGCGCGTCAACAACGGCGCAATTGTCTTGCACTATGTGCTTGGGAGGAGCATCAAGAAAACCGAGCAATCCGAGACCTTTTTCCACCGTACCTATAATAGGTAACATGTCTTCGACTACATCGGTAATGCCTTCTTCCTGCATGGACTTAGTCTGGGACAGCAGCGCCGCTATCCTCTCATAGCCAAACTTCTGAATGAGCTCCTCCAAAGCAGTGTCGACATAAGGAATACCTGCCGTGAACGTCATGAAGTTGTGTGCTGACGTAGGTGCATGCCAAGCTGGGTCTACGAACCGTCCATACACGTTGATGGTAGTGGATGCTGATCCACTGGGTCCATACGTGAGTGGAGCCAACACCAGAGCATACACATTAACCTCACTAATACCACCAGGCATGATGTCATAGAACCTGTTGATACTCTCAAAGGGGATGTACAGCTGTGCCTCACTACAGCCATTATGCAGAATGACACGCTGTCCTGCATTGTACATCACTTGCAAATCCTCAGCGCCTCGAATGGATGCCATCACTACGAGGGCACCCCCTTGCTGTGGCGTCTGCTTGCTTGACACCCTGATGCAAAAGTTTGTCTTGAGCATGGCAAAGTTCTTAGCCATAACTGCTCCTGCATAAGCTGCCTTCATGAGGGCTGTAGGCAGCTCAATAACAAACACAGTGCTATCAATATCCTGACTAGCTTGCCAAGTGTATTCTCCAAGGGCAAACTCATGATCAGCCATACGAGCTGGCTGACCCCTAGGGTCAGGTGCAGCAGCGCGACGCTCAGAGGCATCATTGACTCTGGTAGTGGAGACTTTGACGGGGAGAGCTGACACGACTTTTCCTGGTTTTGCGGTGGTAGCTGTTGTGGTGGACAGCTTCGTCGTGGCAGGGCTCTCGGTGTCTGGGGTCTCTTCCGCCGTCGTTGGCGGATCGGTCGCTGTGATCTCGGGAACAGCGACACCCTCTGACTGGACTGGTTCTGACCAGTCACCGGTACTGGCATTCTCTTGACCAGTACCATTAGCTGCGGTATCAGGTGCAGCAGTAGCCATGGTAGAAAGGCTACAAAGAAAGGGGTAAGGGGGAATGCCAGTTACAAACTGGCGGGAGACCTTGGATTAAAGCCCAAGTGCTGTTCTTGGATACGCCCAAGTGCTAGTTCCGGATACGCCCGGATGCTAGTTCTGGTTTATGGCCCAGAAGCCGATCCTGGATATGCCCAGGTGCTAACCAAAAAGTAGAAGAGATACTCGATCCCAC